GGCATGCCTCGCATTGTCGTGAACCTCCCCGTCGATACCACGGTAAAACACGCATCGGTGTTTAAAAATTTGTCGATAAATTTGGTTAAACAATGGAAGAAGATCCCGGTTAAGTACGCCTTCGCTCCAGGTAATCCTGGTCATATCGAACATCTAGCGTCTTGTATCCCCGGCCCAGTGTGGGAAAGTGATAAGACTAATTGGGACTATATGATGTTCCCATGGGTCGCCGACGTAACGCGCGACGTAGTCAAACACTTGGCTGTCCGTCACCCTAAATGGGATGACGAGCAGTTCGACGGATACCTTGCAGACGTTGATGGTTGTTTTGAAGACATTTTCGAGAAGACTGTGTATCGCACATCTGATGGCGCGGTGTACACTCCTAAATCGTCTGGCATTATGAAGAGTGGATGGTTCTTCACCATTGGTGGTAACTCCATCGCTCAGTTAGCTGTGCATGTTATGACTTGCATTCACCTAGGTCTCTCAGACGATGAGATCCTTGCTCTCAGCATTGTTGCTGGAGGTGACGACGTGAACCAGGAACCTGTCCCTGGAGGTGTCGACAAGTACGTAGCTGGCGCAGCCGATCTGGGTATTGAGATGGAAATCCACGAGCGTGAATCTATGTATCACGCGGAATATTTTTCCAGCGATTTGCGTATGGGCGCGGACGGTCCTGAGTACTACCCTAAAAGGTGGACCAAGCACATTGAACACTTGAAGGTGATCAAGCTTGAGGACCTGGCCGACGCTTTATGCTCGCATATGGAGAATTACCGTCATGATAAACAGAAATTTATGTTTTTGGAGGATATGTACCACAGTTTACGCGACAAGCACCCGGCGGAATTCCCGGTATCTAAACTGGTGTCTCGTGCTTTGCTGCTAGCTAAGCAGTACGGTTATGAGCACGCCTTGTGTTAGTAGAATTCCGACGTCCTGGACAAGACGGTAAACTGTATCCCCCTGTTTCACGGCAGGGGTTGAGGTGGTGGTCGGCGTAAATAAAAATAATAAATATGATAAAACAACCGATCGACACAACAACACAGTATCAAGGCAACGAAGGTGAGGATCCAACCGCACCGTTCTGGGGCCATGGTAACTACGTGGGGCCGTATTGGAGTGACGGTAAGAAGCAAAGCAGCATCGAGTGGGGTAACAGAGAACCCACCGATGCACTAGACAACCTAGCCCGAAATCATGACGCCGCATACGCTCATTATAAAGACAGACCTCATCGCGAGGCTGCAGATGCCCTGTTTGCCGAAGAGGCGCGCAAGCTAACCCAAAAATACGGGAAAGGATGGGCGGCCGACCCTAAAGTCGCCGCCACCTTAGTACAGTATGGGAACTACGCCACGCGTCAAGCAGCCAAACTAGGTGAGTACACTAAATATGGTACTAGCGGTATTGCTGGCAATTTGATCGGAGCTGGTCGTTTCGTGCTTGGCAACCTATTAGATGCTGGTAAGATGGTGAATGGCACTTACCTAAAACAGGAGAGGAATGATGTACTGAAATTTTACGGTACGGATCCTAAGAAACAAGACCGTCAGCCTGTGGCTACGGTACTTGATTTAACTCGAGGACCAAAACCGAAGAAAGTTGAACAGGAGCGTCGGCCGGAGGGTACGACTCCTGCCTCATGGAGTATTAAGAAGACACCTTCTGTGGTACCCGTGTCTACCACAGTCGAAACCAAACCTGCGTTCACCAAATCTAAATCACAACTAATTAAAGATCAAGCACAACGCTTTCGCAATTACTCAGCTCTGCATACCGCAGCTGTTGCGTCAGGAGGGATGCCTATCGTTCGGAGGAAAAGAACCAAGAAGAATCTGAACAAGGCACTCCCCGACTCCTATCTACGGAGGAGACGTAACGCCGTGCGGCCAGCATAAGGGAGGGAGGTATGGCGTAAAATAAAAATAAGAAAAACAAAGTTAAAAAAATCAAAGTAACAACATGGCTAAGAAACAAGTTGTCCATAAAATGGCTAAGCGAACCCGTAAAACGGGTAGCTTCGGACCAGTGTCTCAGATTAACACAGCTCCAGTCTCAGTTGGTAACAGTGTGCAAGGATCAGCTCCTCGTATCACGCAAACTACTGATGGTGCTCGTGTGGTCAGTCGGGATTTCGCTTTCGCGTTATCTTCTACGGCTGCTGCAGTCACGGGTTGGGAGCTGATCGGAGGGATGCCCATCACACCCGCCGTTCTGCCGAGTTCTATTCTACGGAACTACTGCCAAATGTTCAACAAGTTCAAAGTTAATCGCATCGCAGTTCATTACATTACTAGTAGCCCCACATCGCAAGCTGGAGATGTTATGCTCTATTATGAGAAAGATCGCACAGCACCAATGTGTGATTACTCGAATTCTAGTTTTCTACCGTATGTGTTGTCCGACCCTAACACGGTCATAGGACCTCAGTGGACCAACCATTCTGTCGTACTCCGCCCGACTCGGGATTGGAAATCGACTCTATATGGAAACCAAACCAACCTCAATGAGGATGCGGAAGGAACAGTGTTCTTCTTCTCAAAGACTAACTCTGCTAATTCACCCGGGTATTTACTGATTGATTATGACATTACGTTCAAGGAACTGTCAATCAACCCACGAGCTGGGACACTCCCAATCGCTCGAGGGCAATCATCATTCGCCACATTGGTGCCGTTTGCCGGCGTGACCAGTGGTGCAGCAGCTTTTTGGGTGTGGAATAATGGAAAGACTGTTTCAGGTGCCAACTCGGTTGGTCCCTCTGGAGCCATCCCTGGAGACATTTACAAGTGTGTCGTGCAGTACACGGCCACTTCCCAAGCTGGTAATGCCGCTTGGGCTGGAACTCCTCTTCCTACTACTACTAACTTCCTGCAGTACGGCAATACTAACCGACCTCTGACCATCGATGATGGATTGACAATGTATGTGTCTTTTAATAATACAGCATCGCTTCAAATGTATTCGACGTTTGAAGCCGCCGTGACCAATACTGATGCAATTGAGTATCAGACGACTATTACAGGATCTATCTTTAATCTTTGTGTCGAGCTTCAGTTTGTGCGAAATACTACTGATTTAACTCAGAGCTCATACTAACCGTAATATAAAAAGTAGAAAACGTAGATCAAAACTAAAAATTAGAAAATCGCAAAACAAAATAAAAACCAACTACATGTGTAAATATAATCCCATAAAAATATGCATTTCACCGTCCGTGTGGACGGGGGCCCCTAAATCTAGAACGATTGCAATCTAGTGCCCGGTTAAGGTAAAGCGTAGTGAAAACCTTTGGTTGGAATGAACCACTGTGATGGTGGGGACCTCCCTGAGGCGATTTCCC